CGGCTTCGAGAGCCTCACCATTTGCATCAACCATCGACACAGATGATGCGAACACTTGTCCAACCAGCGCACCCACCGGAACGCCTGTTCCAGAAATCTGAGCGCCCGGATAAATGCCGGCAACAGAAGCCAATCCGGTAATCAAGTTCGAGTTCGCTGTCAAAACACCGTTCACTGTCACGAGAGCGTTGTTGGTGTCAGGCAACGAAGCGACAATCAACCCGCGGCTGTTCGGTTGAACAGCGACTTGTGTTGAGAGCGCGTCGATTGAACCGACCATTGCGAACGAGCCGAATTGGCCGTGCAAGTTGCGGTCTGGTCCCGAAATCAGCGTCACAAAGTTCAAAAGCTTTGTGAGGTTTGCTGAATCGCTTTGTGGATAACAAGAAACCAACATGTCGCTGCGGAGTTCTTGAACTGCATTGAGTGCTTCGCTCGCAGGACCAAAAGTGGTTTCCGAGTGAGGCATCAAAACAATTCGGAACGCCGGAAAGTTCGAACGACCTGCCAAAGCGTTGGCCGCTACGAAAGCGTAGGCCATTTGACCGGCTTCCGAACCAGCGCCCGCGAGCGCATCGATTTCCGCTTGAGCCGCCGAAGGAACTCCGAAGTTCACCATCGAGTGCACAGTCCAATCAGGAACTGTTGCGCCAGAGGTCGCCTTGTGAGCAAAGAGTGTTGTGATTTTTGTGCCAACCGCTAGGGGTTGCGCGCCGTATGTGATCTCTGTCGGTACGCTCGGCGTGAGCCGATTTCCGATACTAGTAAGTGCCATTCTTCCCTCCCCTTAGGGGTTAGTTACATCCATTTTTGAACCAACGGTGACATCAACTGTCGTTGTGCCATCGTCTTGTGTGACGCCTTTAATGCCCGCGTCCATCCCGACCAAGTCTTTCAACGTCTCGTCGAAAGGTTGCGCCTTCGTGCGGTCCATGAATTCGAGTGCTCGGTACCACGCCCGCAAATCAATTCTATACCTGACATCCACCATGGTAACAGGAACCATTTCTGATTCAACAATTCCCTCGACGTTAGTGGTCCAGGTCAGCTCCTTGCCGAGTTCATTCAGGCCGTAGACCTTCATGTCCCTCTGAATCCAGTAAAGCTCATCCAGCATGTCGTAAGTGGATTGGCTTGCAAAGAAGTTTTCGAGCACGCCCTTGAAGGCGGCCGGGACTCGCGAAAGGTCCGATCGGCGAAAGTTGGGTGGCCAGTAAACATGAATCGAGATTGTTCCCGTAAGCCATGCGTTATCAGATGTCTTATTTTCGGCCTGTGATTCAAACACGTTAATGGCCGGGAGCTGGCGCATGGACCAGTCGCCCCGTTGATAATCGGCCCAGCGCATTTGGTCAGAGTTCTTATTGCCCTCGGCATCGACTTTATACGCCCCGAAGAGCTTTACGAACTGCGGGACGCGAGAGAGCTGCAACAAAAGCTTTGGGACAAGGTCCTCGCCAGGGCTGCTTAAAAATATGTCATCAATGGTTTTTTGTTTGATGTTGCCCAAGCTCATTTCAAAATCTCCGCCCATGCTTCACGCAGGTAACCAATCATTGTGGTCATTGTCCATTCTTCCATCTTGTTTTGCCACTCTGGACGGATGTTCAAGAATTTGCGCTGCGGAATGCCGCGAGCTGCGTTTCCGTTTTGATGAGTGCCGGCGTAAATGAGGTTGGTTCCCCAGATCATCGTTGTGCCGTTCACTTGGAAAACGTTCGAACCAACTGGTCCAGGTTTTCCATTTGAGGCCTTGCCGGTGCCAGTGTAACCCGCAACGGTCACCGTCTTCTTCAAAAGTCCAGTGCGTTGCAGAATGCGACGGAACGGAACGACAGTTTTTGCTCCTGGCTTACGCGCGAACTTCTCATGCCGCTCGAGCTCTTTGTCTGTCATATCATGAACGGCTTTCTTTGCCTTGCCCTTGACTGAGCCACGAATTGTCTGCGTTTTCAGAGGCGCCCAGCCCGGACCTTCTTTGTCGAAGTTGTCGGCAATGGCTTGCGAGACAATGGCTTGCAGGCCTTTCTCGTGGGCGATTTTTTCGATTCTGTTCAACAAGAACGGGTCGTTAATCTTCCGCATGAAGAACTTGAGAGACTCTAAGTTTACCGAAAACGAAGCTCTCACTAGAGGCCTCCGATTCTCGTGCGCTCCCAAGATGTAGAAGGATCATTCAGTTGCTCTTCGGCGTAGGTAACGGCGCGCTCACGCGGGTCAGAATTGAGCACCATGCCGCGGAAACCATCGTCCGCTTTGCTGTTGCTCGCTGCCAACAACAGGTCTTCCAAAGGAGGAGCAACCTTGTGGCGGTCGATCTTATCGTTGCGTCCGATCGAATCGCGACCGAGCAGCAACTGAATTTGATCGTTGTACATTTTCGTAAATTTGTTCGAGTACGGTTCGCCATCAACTTTGGTGCCGCGACCGAAGTCCGTATCAAGGACAATGGCGACAGCTTTGTAATCCACAGCCTGGCGGATGGCGCGCTTGGTGTGGTCAGGTAATGCGTCCCAGGTATTCTTCGACTTTGATCGAAATGGAACTGCGTAACGTGAACGCAGGTCCATCTCAACTGCCGTTTCGGCGTCTTGAATAATTTGCGAGAGCAAGTCGTTCGGCAACTCACCGTCTTCGACTTTGTTGTCATCTGCTTGGAACTGGACCTTATTGGTAAGGCGCAACTTTACAGATTGAAAAGTCGTATACAGGAGTTTGCAGCTCACTTACTTCTCCTTGGTTTCCTCGGCCTTTTCTTCGGCTTTGGCTTCGTTCTTCGCTTCGGCAGCAGCGGCTTCAGCTTGTTTCGCCTTCAACCACTCTTCATCGCCTTCGCGAATGCTATCGAGCTTTGCTTCAAACCCTTTATCAACTGGGGTTTTAATCTTCGGCCCTCTCATTCCAGTCGCTTGCTCGTATTCGTACTGGGTCATCTTGGAAGCATCGAGAGGTTTCTTGGCTTGCTTTTCGTAATCGCTGAGAAGCATCGCCTTTTGGCGCTTCATCAGTTGCGTTCCATCTTGCACTTCGGTCACTTTGCAGAGAGCTTCAGCCTCTTCTTTAGAGACCTCAACTTCTTGATTCGGCTCGTAGGCGCCGACGTACGCGAGGATTTTGACTTTTACTTTTGCAGTTACTGCTTCTTTTGCCATGTCTAACTCCGCTTGGGTAGTAGGCGGGCATAATCGCCCACCCACTTACTTTACAGGTTAGATTACGGTCGCAGTCAACACGTCGAAACCACGTTTCAAACGCGGTCCGCCGTTGAACCCGCCGAACACGTCGATGTACGGGTTACCCGGACGATCTTCGATATGCTCGTCAACGATGATGTATTTGCCCGCAGAAGGAGCATCTACAGAACCGTTGCTGAGGTTCAAGCTCATGCAGACATCACCAATTTTGTTGTTGTCTGGGAGCTTACATTCGAAGAACAAACGGCCATCAGGAATGAAGAACACTGCGTCTCCGACGGTGATCTGACCTGTGGTGTTGTTAATCGACTCGGACTGGTACCAGCCGTTGTAGATTTCGATTGGCGGCATGCCAGGAACCAAGAACTGCATAACCGCATTGATGTCGTGAGCTTTGTAAGTCTCAGCGGCAAAACGGTTTTGGATGAGCGACTGAACGCCAGAGTTATCCAAGACCATGCGGGCTGTGTTCGGGTTCATCACGATTTTCGAAATCTTATACTTACGGAAAGGTGCATATCCGCCCATGATCCAATAACGCATATCCTGTACAGGAGTCGCGCTGTTGTTCACAGTCGTGAATGAACCGCCCGAGCTGTTACCCCAAGCTTGTGTTGGAGCGACGTCGTGGTTTGAAGGCTTGCCGAAATCAACAGTCTTGCCGTCATAGACGTAAGTGCCGTTGAGGATGGCTTGCCAACGCAACAACTCCATGCGCGCTTCGATGCGGTTATTCAGCATCAACGCGTTTTCGTTGAGGTGCTGACGGATACCGCGCTTCGATTGGTCGTTAAGACCGAGTTCGCGCAACTTCAAGATTTGTTCTTCGTTGAAGCGTACGAATTCACGGTAAACGCCCGGCGCAAATTGTTGCGTGCGGAATTGACGACGAGGAGTCGACAATGGGTCTGCACCAAGAGTGTGCTCCTGGATAAGACCGCCACGAGCTTCCCACACGTCTACAAAGATAGACGATGTTGGCATCTCGATTGCCGGCATATACTTGGCACCCAAGTACTCTGTTGGGTCAGTTTCGATCTCACGGATAACTTCCATGAGGGCGCGTGTGTGTTCTGTGGCAAATACTTTACTCATAGTTCATTCCCCCTTAGAAGCGAACCAAGTTAACGCCATGTTCAACGGACTCTTTGGCGCCGAGAACAGATTTAGCGTTTGCATCATAGCCAACGAGCAAGTCTTTCAACAGGATGCCCGACTTAATCACGACGATTTCGCTTCCATCGCCAGCGGCGCTTGGATCAGCGTAATCGGCCAACACACCAACTGGGATTTGAGACCCGTCAGATGCGCTAGACAAATATGGTTTGTACAAACCCGAAGCAGTGATGATTCCCATCACGGTGCCGGCTTGCAACGTTTGGCCATATTGGCTCGCATCGAGGCGTCCGCCGTCGAATTGAGCGAGATCGCTGCGCTTAGCGATCACATTCTTGAAGTTTGCTCGGTAGTCACTTGCGATGAACAGCGCATCGCGTCCGTCTTGAGACATCTGTCTCCTCCTTTATTTAGGCTTGCGCCTGTTCAATTACTCTTTGTCTTCTTTGTCGTCGCCGGCTTCGAGCTCTTGCTCTTCGCCTTCTTCGCCCTCGAGATCGTGGCCCTCTTCCTTTTCAACAGACATCAACTCGTTCACCAAACCAGCAAGGCGAGCCATGTTCGTTGTCAATTCATCCACTTTTGTCTCAAGGTCTTTTGCTTCGGCTTCGGCGTCTTCTGACTTCACGTCAGAGAGGGCCATCTCTTTGTGGCCTTCCATGCACTTTGCCATTTTGGCGTGCACTTCTTTGGCCTCGTCGATCTTGCCTTCTTCAAGGCATTTCGCCATGTGAGCCATGTGCTCTTTCATGTCGGGATGCATGCCGTATTCACCTTCGGCCAATTGCTCAACTTCTTCGTGATTTCCGCCGGCCATTTCGTGGTCTTTGCCGTGGTCTTCATCTTCTTTGGACAATTTGATTTTCGCTCCCATTTTGATGAGGTCTTTTTTGGCCTCAGCTTTGAGCGATTTGTGTTGGCGCTTTTCCAGGTTTTTGCCGACTTCAGAGAAAGGCATTGCATCGGCAGAACCGCGCTGACCTGGAGTGACTTTTGGTTCCATGGCTTCGATCGCGCCGAGAGCGATGTCCATTGCCTCTTTTGGAAGAGTCGACAACTTCTTGATGTCCAATTTCTTGAACTCAGCAGGAGTCAGCTTTCCTTCTTTCATGCACTTTGACAAGCGGGTCACCACTGCGGCTTTCGCGCGGGCGAGGTTCAAAGAACCTTTTGTCGCGTCGAGAGTTGCAGACAATTTCGTGATCTCACCTTGCAAGCCGGCGAGCTTCTTCATGCGTGTTGCATGCGCTTTCTTGAGCGCAGTCTTCTTGGCCATGTTTTTTACTCCTTTGGAGGTTCGTTTTTTTAGGACCATCGCCCCTGGAGCAGCCGGCTCTATCACCAAGCTGACCTCGCTCAACGTGTCCGTTTCTTCGTCAATTCCAATTGAAAGGTGATAGGCTCGTCCATCTTTGACGCGCTCGAT